ATATTATATTATTCGTTTTCTATGAATGATTCACCTGTGTATTCTTCTAATTTACGAATCATTCGTTCCATATTAACTCTTAATTTCTTGCCTGTTTTCTTGTTCACTGAATAATATTCCCATTCACCTTTGTCGTTGTGGGGCGATATTTTAGTAACGTTTCCTGCCTCATCTTTAACAAACACTTCTGATGAAGCAGATTCATCTTTGGCATATATGAATGATTTGTCTGCACCGTGTGTGGGATCACCTGATTGGTTGTCCAGTTGCACAGCACCAAATCTAGATAATGAATTTGTTGTGTCATAAAATCCAAACTTGTTGGTTGCACCGTTTGAATCTATGTAATAACTGTATCCATTTGTGATTGTGCCGTGATATTTGTTGATCTGTGCCTTGTATGCAAATGCGTTTGTGACTGTGATTGCTCCGCCGTTGTCATCTGTTTCCACATATGAGAATACACCGTGTGCATTCGTGATGTTGACAGTTTGTGGTGAATAAAAGTAAGAACCAGCCATCATACCAATTGTGTTACCCATTGTTCCTGCGTTGCTACCGTCTCTGTTTTCCACAGCCGCTTGTCCTTGGGCACCCAGTGCACCTGCAAAATTGTTTGTGGAGTTCACTGTGGCACCATTAAGGTCCACCGCTACACCTACTGTCTGTGCTCTGAATCTGTTGTCTTTGTCTGAACTTGTGAAATTGCCCAATGTGTATTGCTGTCCCACCAAGTGTCCTTGTCGTCTGTCTGAACTGGATGTTAGGGCACTGCCTATGGTTTCTGCTCTAAACATATGAACACCCTTGTTTCTTGATATGCCACCAAAATTATCAGTAAAGGTTGATGTGGCTTGGCTTGAGAATGTGCCATCTGAACTTAGGCTTACAACACCTGTGCCGTTGGCTGATATTTCTAAATCAGCATTTGAGCCATTTGCACTTATGGTGTTATCTGTAACTGTTACACCGTCTAATGTACTTGCACCTGTCACTCCCAGTGTGGTTGAAACAGTTGCCGCTCCTGTGACTGCAAGTGTTGATCCATCAAAAGTCAAGTTGGCTTCACCTGTTATAGCATTGGCTCCTGTGACTGTTGTAAGTGTGTTGTTGGTTGAACCTGTTAGTGCAGTACCACCTGATTGTGCTACAAAACTTAAATTGCCTGAACCATCTGTTCTTAACACTTGGTCGGCTGAACCATCTGATGTTGGATATTTTATTCCGCTGATCGAAACTTTACCTGATCCGTTTGGAGTAAGTGTAATATCTTGGTTGGATGAGTCTGTTGCAATTATTCCTTGCTCGCCATCAAAAGACATATTGTCTATGATCACTTTTCCAGTACCCGCAGTGCCTAATACTAAATTTTGATTGGCTGGTGCATTGGTACCATAAGCACTGGTTGATTTAATTACAGGCCCACTTGCAGGCAATTCTATTGCCAGCGATCCACCACCATCTGTTTGGCTTGTAAATTGTATATCTGCGTTTACATCTTTGATTGTGTGTCTGATATCTCCTTCATCTTCGTAAATGGTGAAGGCACCGGTTTGTGATCCATGAGATCCAACAGTTAAAGTCTGTCCTGCAATTCGGTTCATTACTGTGCCACTACTTGAACCACGTCCAACCTTAATAGTAGGACCAATTGTAATAGTACCACCTCCTGATGCACCGGTAAGAACCGAATCGACTACAACGTCTCCGGTACCACTTGCTGAAATTTGTAAATCGGCATTTGAGGCATTTGAACTAATAGTATTGTCTGTGACTGTGACACCGTCTAGTGTGGAAGCACCTGTTACAGCAAGAGCACCATCTGTGCTGATGTTTCCGTTTGATTCTAAACCTGTGCCATTTAACAGTTGCAAGTTTGTTGAATTAAGTCTTGCACCGATGTTGTTTGATCCTGCTTTCATCAAAGCAAATTCAATTAATCCATCCTCTGTGCTATCCGATGCATCTGATATCTTACCTGTAATTTTTGCATAGTTGATTGCTTCATCGGCATCGTTCTCACCTTTAAATTTTAATTGTCCCAAGTAGTCAGCATCTGCTGGTGAACCGCTGTTTCTTTTTAGTGTAATAACAGGAGCCGCTGTGGCTGAATCTTCTGTTGTTGTGATTGTTAAAGAATCATCTGTTGTTGTGTTTGTGATTGTTTGTGTGCCAGTTACACCAAGTATTGATCCATCGAATGTTAAGTTTGCCTCACCATTCATTGCATCAGAGCCTGTTGCTGTAACAACTCTGTTGTCCGAACCATTTGTCAAGAAGTCTGACACATCTACCGAAATAGCATCTGCGGCCACATCAATACCTGTGCCTGCACCAATGTTTAGAGTAACATCTGCACTTGTTCCGCCACCTGTCAAACCACTGCCTGCAACAACTGATGTTATGTCACCAGTCTGTCCATTAATGGTTACAACGCCTGCAGAATCAGTTGCTGTTGTTATTCCTGTGCCACCTTGTATGTATAATGTTCCTGCTTCAGGTATATCTACGCCGGCTGAATCATCACCTATTACTTTGAATCCTTGTCCAGTTGCTACTCCACTGATTTGTGAATCCACATATGTTTTAATTGCTTTGGCAGATGCAAGTGTGTTATCGGACCCACTTACTGAACTTATGTCAGTGTCCAACACACCAGAAGCCAAGTCTGCCACTTCTAAATTTGTAATGCTGTTGCCTGTGCCATTGGCATCTAAAGTTTTGTTTGTGAATGTTGTGGTTGAACTTGCTGTTACTTCGCCTGTTGCGTTAATTGTAACAACTCCTGCCGAGTCTGTAGCAGTTGTAACATTATTACCACCCTGTATGTATAAAGTTCCATTAGCAGGTATATCAACTCCAGCACTGTCATCACCTATTACTTTAAAACCTGCACCTGCTGTAGAATCCACATATGTTTTAATTGCTTTGGCTGAAGCAAGTGTATCATCTGATCCTGATACAGAACTAATGTCTGTGTCTAGCACACCTGATTTTAAATTGGCAACTTCTATGTTGCTTAAATTGTTTCCTGTTGCATCCGCGTCAAATGTTTTGTTTGTGAATGTTGTTGTTGAACTGGCAGTTACTTCACCTGTTGCATTGATTGTTACAACTCCTGCTGAATCCGTTGATGTGGTTACGTTTGAACCACCCTGTATGTATATGGTGTCACCTGCACCTACCTGTATAGTGGCTGAATCATCCGCCGCTATGCCAAATGTTTGGTCTCTTAGGTTTAAAAAATTTGAATCTAATTGATTGTGTGTTAACTGTGATCCCTTTGCTAGGTTATCACTGGTTACTGTTGAAGTGCTAATGCCTCTGGTTGTAAGTTTGGCTTTTGCCATTGTTTAATCTCCAATTGTTATTGTCTTTAACTCCGCAAGTATTTATTGGAGATCAAACTGGTCTAATACTGTTACTTTTTCTTTTTCTTTTTCAAGTACCAACCCCATACGTCTTTGAACTTGGCATAGTTGTCATTGATCAATGAGGGATCCTGCATAAGGTCCTGTTGTTCTGCTTCACCGTCTCTTCTAATGTCATTGTATCTCTTGACCAATTGATTGCTTAACATTGGTTCAGTCTCTGCCATGTTCTTAGGTTTGAAATAGTCTGGTATTGATAGTGTGTGTCCAGTCGCTTGTTCCACAGCCTTTTCAACTTTAACCAATGCCTTAAACAATTTTTCAAGTTGATATTTTACTATGTCTTTGAATCTACCACCCCTGTGTATGGGTCCTATGTTTTGTGCAATACCTGGAATGACATCATCGTCGTGTTGATTCCAGCCTGGCAACATATTCATTGTTTGTAGATCGTGGATGTCTTGCTGTGTTTTAGTAAGCCAATCATATGCTTCCAATCTCTCTTCATTGCTTTCACCTACCAACATCACTGCATCATTAAACTTGCCTGATGCATCTGTGTAACCTTTGGATCTTGGTGTGTGTAGATAACTCATTATGCTTTCTCCTTGTTGCTTTTTGGTTTTTTAGACTTGTATGAACCATTATCATTTAATTCGTCCAATACTTTCTGTGCAAAACTTATTGGATTGCTTAATATGATGCCTTCCGCTACCCTGTCAGGCATATAATGATGGAAGTCTTCTTGATATTGGGCTCCTATCAGTGCCGCTTGTCTGCAGATGCTGATAAACTCCCATTCCGCACCCTGTTTGTTCACCCTCATCTCACGTTGTTCATAACTGTCTGGATGAAGCGGGTCTGTAGGATTGCTTCTTTTGATGTTTCTTAATAATTTTAACACGTGTGCTTTTTCACGTCTTGTTTCTTTTGCCATATGTTTCTCCTGTTAGTCCTTGATGTATGGTTCTTTTGGTTTTTCTGATGTTTCTGGCACATTTGGTTGTGTGGCTTTTAGTGTGTCCAGTATCTTCTTGTGTAGAGCACCCACAGCCAACATTTCATTGGCCCTAAAGGCTCCTCTCTGTGATGACAAATCTATTATCTGTGCCATCAGTTGTAATTCTTGTGGTTCAAATTGTGTTTTCATTATTTCTCCTCTTTTGTTGTTTGTTTCCGTTGGTATTGGTACGCCTAATGACGTTGCCCTCACTGTCTCGTATTTTCTTTCTCTGTCCTGCTTGACTCTGTGTCATTATGGTCACATTGCCAATGGTCCATCCTTCCGTTTTGTCTGTCCTGCAAAGGTTCATTGCGTCAGCACGATTGCCCAATTGGTCCTCGTGATCCAACAGCAGATCCCTGTACTGATCCCAACTTATCTGCCATGGTTGATTCCAATACTTGGCTTGGTTTTTTGCCAGCAACCATCTGCGTCTCAATCGTTGCACAATTGGATCTGGTCCTGTGATCCATCTGTAGGGCCTCTTGCCCCGGTTCTTGCCCGTGTTGGCTCTGCTTATCTTGTCTTTGGATTCCTGTGACATGGGTGGCATCTTCATGCCCTTGTTCCATGGTACTTGTTTGTTGGTCATTGTGTTAGTTCTCCTTGTGTGGGTGGTTGTGCGTTGAAACGTGTGCAGTGCCAAGCATCTGATCCTATCTGCCAATCCTGCTGTGAGGGATATGGTAGCACCACGTGCCATGTGCCTGATGTGGGCTCCAGGTAGGTGGATGCCCCTGCGTTAAAAAAAAATTCCGGGAACTCAGTCACTGGTGCTCTCCCCTGATGTGCTTCGCCCCTGTTGATTTGAGTGTGTCCATGTGTTCATAGTATTTATTATAACAAAAATATCTGACACTGTCAACCGGTTCCTGACATAAGAATATGTCCACAGTATTCAATGAACCGCATTTACGAACTCAACCATGGTTTGGGTGTGCCTCCACACCATCTAGCTCTGTGGACATCATTATTTACTGTGGGTACAGCCCGCATGGTTGCAGGCTGGCAGTAGGGTGAGCACAGTCACACGCCGCGGTGGAGAACCCTGGTTTTCAGTGACGGAGTTTTTGCTGATGGATTTTTTTGGATCTGGGTTTTGAGGCACAGTGCGGATTTGTGCTATTTACTACCAAAGGTGTAAAAAAATTTGCAACGTGGCTACGCACATTACCAAACCATATTTCAGGGGACGGTGTCAACCCAGAAAAGAATTCACACCACAGTGCCCAGAATGGATCATTTTTTCTACTTTTATCACCCTATACCACTGTTTACCAGCGATTACCAACTGTTACCATGGTTCGAATCTGGTTCCAAACGGTTCATACGGTGGCTTAAAGGCTGATATCAGGTTGAATTGTGGGTTTGAGTGTGAATGGTAAAGGTGGTGCCAAAAACTACACCATATGCATTACCATATCCACAACATCTTCTGCTCTCTCACAGCTCTACAATGTGTGTTACCCAGTTCTTTTGTGTGTGATTTTTATGCTGTGACTGTGTGCTTCTCTGTGCTCAATGCACTGTCATACTCAGTCATCATGCGTTTATTAATGCTGTCTCTCTCTGCTGTTACAGTTACTTGTTGTACTGCTTCTTGTTCTGATTCTGCATTTACCCACACTGTGCTGGTGTGTGCACCTGTTGTTATGGTTATTTTGTATCTCATAGTAGTACTATTTAAAGTTTATTTTACTGATTGTAATCGTATGACTTCTTTGATGTTTGCCATGGTGTCTTTGTATCCTACAGCATATAAACCATTTGTTCCTGTGCCTATTTCCAAATGAGGTCTACCATCCCTGTTCAACCAAAGATACACATATGGGCTATTGCTTCTCCAACCATTAAGTGCTAAACAACTCTTACCATACCGGTCATAATCGTCTTGTTGTCGTTCTAAGCGTTGATTGTATATCTGCTTGACTGTTAGTTTGTTGTCCTTTGCGAACTTGGTGAACCATTGCTTGGCTCTTAGATGTGTGCTCATTATCTCTTGCATCTGCTTGAGATCCTGTTGTCTTGCAACTTCTGTGTCAATCAACCTGTGCAATTCATCTGCTCCGTGCTTGAGTATAAGATTTTGTATCGTCTTTGTCATTGTGTTTGCTCCTTGCATTTGTTTATATTATGTATTTATTATAGCACATCTCAGCCGCCAAGTCAAGCACTGTTGGTAATCTTTTTGTTTTGGTAATAGAAATTTTGTCCGCGTGAGCCGTATCGTGTTCACAATTATAACACGTATTTGTTGTGTGTCAACCTTTCAGCACATCTATCAGCAGTTGATTTCTGGTTAGTTTTGGTATTTCCAATTCGGTGCATTCCAGGATGTATGCTTTGAACTGTGCTGTACTCACATAGTCTTCCACTTCCCAACTCTCATACATGATGTCTCTGCCTGTGCGATGCTGTGTGTGTTCCACAGTTTGATAATGGAATGCTGGGCCATATGGGTGTGTTTCTATGCCGTCAATGCCCCTGTCCCTGCAGAAGTCCAGTGTGTGCTGTTGTATGTCTGCAACTGTGGCATCACTTAGGTCCTGTTGTTGTAGATAACTGCGTAGGTTTAGCCTCATTCAAACAGTGTGTGTTTGGGGTCTGTCACTGTGGCATCTATTCTCTGCTGTGCCGTGCTCACATAGTTCTTGTCCTGCTCTATGCCTGTGAATGTGTTGCCCAACTCTTTGCACGCCATGCCTGTGCTACCTGATCCACAGAATGGATCCAACACGTGTGCTCCTTGTGGTGTGACCAAACGTATCAAATACTTCATCAACTCAACCGGTTTAACCGTGGGGTGATTGTTGCCCACATTTCCTGCTACTCGGTGTTCATTGCCTAAAGTTTTTTCGTGTTCTAGGATCTTGTGCTTTAATCTCTGGATTTTGGTGCCTATGCTTGAATCCCACAGCGGATGGTTCTTGACATCGCCCTGTGAATAGTTTGCTAAAGGATCCGGTATGTGATCCTGTTCAAATCCCCTGTGTCTCTCCTTGCGGCTGACTTTGGGACAGTAGAAGAACTTTTGATAACCTTCTACTTCACCTAATACATTTGATGGGAATCTACCTTGTTGATTTAACAATATGCGTTGTGTTTCGTGTTTACTATCAGCATCTTCACCAACAGTTGCGTATTTTTCAATACCGCCTCCAACAATTTCTCCTCCAAGTTCATTTTGTCTCTGGATGTTTGCAAGTGCTTTTTCGTCCCAATCAATCCTTGTTGCATCTATGTTGAGTGCTCCAACACCGTGAGTCAACACATTGTCTATGGTTGAACCTTTGAAAGGTTTACGAGCCATACAGATGGGTTCGTGTGCTGGTTTGAGTGCTGTCTTCCAACCGTGCCATTGTTGTCCTTGGGGAGTTTGTGCTGAATATTTTTGTCCACAATCCACTCTATCACACTGATACACTGCTGTTTGATCTTTCTTACATACTGCACATAATCTCTGACCTGGGTTTTCTCCAAATGTAAGATTGAATGTTTCTGTGCCTTTGAAATTAGGGTCCTTCTTGCCCTGTCTCTTATCTATTGCTTTGCCTATGTCCTGTGCCTTGGGGAATCCTGAAGCATACAACCACATTATCTGATCCCTGATTTCAAATCCCACTGATTCTATGTTGGTGGCAAGATGATGGTATGTTCTTGCCGCTGAGAATGCCAATAGGTAGCCACCTGGCTTCAATACCCTGAAACATTCTGACCATATCTCCACTGCTCCTGTGTTTGAGTCCCATTCCTTGGCTAGGAATTCTATGCCATAGGGTGGATCTGTCACCACAGCGTCTATGCTGTTGTCTGCTAATTTTTTTAGTTCTTGTGCTGAATCGCCGTGTATAACTTTATGAGTCATTGTGAAGCACCCTCAACATTGTCTTTGCTTGGAGTTAAAGAACTTGACGATGCTTCATTATTATTTACGTCCCAATCCACCATTTGTGTCCGCTTGGTGTGTCCCCATTTTTCTCTGTCGCTCTGTCCTTTGGATCTATTTTGTACGCAGTTAATTTGTCTGCTGAGTCGTTCTTGTGCTCGCTTGTGTGTTCTTTTGTCTGTTTCTGCTTGTGCTTCTGCTCTTAATTGTTCACGTACCATTTCATTGTGTGCTTGTATGCGTTGTTCATTGTTCATTTTGTGTTCCTTCGTGTGTGTGCTGGTGGCATCACCCGAACCAGCACACGATCCTGTCATGTTAACAGCCCAATGCTCGTTTGCAAGGAGTAGGACTTCAGGATCATTGACAGACGGACTTATAAGCACCAAATCCAACTATAAATTTAGAGCAACCATCTGTCAAATTCTATTTTACTACAGAATGCCCTCTGCCTTCAAGACATTTCTGCACCCTTTGTTTGTATTTTAATTCTCTTGCTGGCACTATGCCCAATGTGGCTATGTGGAAGTATTGTCCCCAACCCCAATTGAGTGTGTCATACAATCTAAATGTGTTGTCCGAGGCGAATTGTTTGCAGTGCTGTATGTCATTGGTTATTTCAACTGCTTTGGCTTCTGGAAATGTGCCGGATCTACCTGCTGTGTCTATTTTTGGATTGTAAGCACAGTTGGTAAGCATTACCAATGTGCTGATGGTTAGTATCTTCTTTATCATGTTTTCTCCTTGCTTTGTTTTATACAAGGCACTGCTATGAATGTTGGCATACTTGACGGCAGTGCCCTGTAACTTTTTAATTGTAAAGGCGTGCTTAAAAAACTAAAATGCGCCTTGTACACTTCTTATTATAACATCTATTTATTGTGTGTCAAGTGTGGTTGGTAATCTATTTGAACAGTGTTAGCCTTGGATCCAACTGTTGTGTGTGTGCGTCTTGTGGTATGAAGAACAGATCCATGTCTCCTTTTTGGTGTACACCTTCGTGTTGTAATTGATTTCTATAACTGACAAAACTACCATCCAACCATCCTCTTTTTTTAGAACGACATCTATAACCTCTTGCTCTCAGCCAATCAATCATGTCTTCTGCCCAATAACCAAACTTGCGACACTGTGATGCCACTATTTCCAATTGTATTATGGGTCGGTGTGCTTGTATGGTTTGTTCTGCACCCTGCAACACAAACCATTCATATCCTTCCACATCTATCTTGACGAAATCCACATCCTCTAAATGATAACTGTCCAGTGTGACACATTCAACTGTTTGTGTGTGTCTTTGCCTGGGCTTTGTTCTGTTGGGCCGGTTTTCCAAATGATTGTGTCCTCCATTTTTCCAATGTATAACCATCTGTGTGGTTTTGGCAGTTTCTGCCAGTGCTTGAGTGTGCAGTGTCGCATTTTTTACATCATTGTCTCGCACTGTCAAATGCCACAATCGCTGTGCCAGTTGGGTTGGTTCCCAACATTCTACATAACTGAAACGTTCAGCATAATGAATGGCATTACAGGCATTGTTGCTACCTATGTCCAAACATCGTCTAAATTTTTGAATGTGTTGTTGTGCAAACAACCAATTGGCTCTTTGGTATTGTCCCACACTCAATCTCTGTTTGTAAAGTTTGTCTCCTGCGTCAACCCAATAGGTGCGTCCATTACGGCTGTGTATGGCTTCAATTTCTGTGTGCGGCATCATCTGCAATATTTAAATTGTATGCTATCACACAGTGCTAGTTGTGGTGGCTAAACCCACTGTAACATACCGTTTAACAGCACACAGACGTCTCTACAAGCATCAAACCACATTTAGGTTGCTCTTTGTACACATCCACATATATACTTGTGAAAATAGGCACAAATAGGCAAATAAAATTTCCCACAAGGCAACATAGCATCTCAACAAATTAAGAAAAGTTGAACACACCCTTTGATTGTGTAGGTCGGATGCAACCCAAACTGTTGGGCAAGGACAGTATAAAAAAATAGGCAGTTATGCTGATCGTTTTTGTGAAGACTATATGGCGATTGGATGTTGTACACTTGGACTTTAAGTCAATCATGGTTCACCTGATGTGTGCAATAATGGAAGTCAGACACTGGAAACAGTACGTAAGATATGCAAACCCTTTACGTTGCAAAGTTGGATGTAGTGAACCTAACTAGGAAGATTTTACTAAAAGTCTTCTTGTGACTGAAGAGAAGAAAGACAATTGACGCAAGTCAATTGTGAGTGAGTGCAAACTCACTCCTTGTATACCCACACACACTCTACTAGTAAATACTGATGGAGACAGTTTTGTGAAATGGCCCAGTCTATTTGTTGCCATACATCCTAACGCAGTCATTTCATCCCCTTAACTGTCTCCACTTTATTTCCCACACACTTTACCAACATTTAAATAACTGTGACCTGCAGGGGTCAGTGAGCATATGGATAAAAACACATTCGAAGAGAGACTGCGAGAACTGGGCATTGAATTGCGTCCACCCTCCACTCATGGACCAAGGATAGGCATGCGTAGGGTCATATTCCCCCAGCACAAGGTTTGCCGCAGGACAGAAAAAACAACCACAGAGACACTGCAAAACAAGTGCAAGTGTGGCAAGAACTATTTCTATTCACAGACACACATAATGATGCGTTGTGATGGTTGTAAAATAAGGCGATACATAGACTTTAAATTTCCAAAAAGGCGTTAAATATTTGTGGTTTTATATCTTCTCGATTATGACCAGTGAAGCACTGATTCATGGATTGTGTGTCAGTGCTTTGCCAAATAATCTTTTGGTGTTTGCCACTTGACGTGTGTGCCCAATATGTCCCTAGGTTTGTCGTGCACCACTGTTATTGGCACCAATTGTGCCAGCGTGTCAAACAATTTAAATTTTTCTCTGTTGTGTTTGGTAGGCGGAAACTTTCTCCAAGTGTATTGTTTGTCATACATTGAATTGTTTGTAATGGTCCAGTCACAGCCCAACAGATCTATTTCAGTCGCACCCAATTGCACAGCCAATACCAAAGCCATTGTGCCAGAGCAGTAACCATTTATGTTGCGTTGCTTTTCATAGCTCACTGTGGAAGTGAAAGTTTTCCAAGGGCCTTGTGTATACAATCTTCTAGTCCAGTACTCCACGTCTTTACTATAATTTTTGCCTATTGCACGTATGGTTGGTAGATCATAAGCACACACATGATGCACAGTTCTGTTGTTGGATATAAAATTGCAACCTATCTCCAAAGGTTGTGGGGGAATATTGTAAAATTGTTCGACCGATGGACCGTTCCACCAAACTGTTGCTTTTGCCATAACAATATTTAAATGTTAAATGTAAAAGGTGATTATTTTAGGTCCATTATATCACGTCTGGCTTCAAATGTCTGTCCTTCATCTGTGATATCATAAAATTCTGGCACGTGTCTTATGCAACTCAAAGCCACAGTGTGGTCTTCATTGACTGTGGCGGCTGTTACTCTGTACACGTCATCCATTTTTAATCTGTCGCTGGTTACTCTCACAAAATCACCTGGCACACAGCCCATTGCTATCGCACTTGCTGTCAAATTCACTATAGGTTGTCCTCTGGACTTTTTCAACAGCAGTGTGGCTATTTTTTTAGCACTTACTTCATCATAGATGCTGGGAAAACTAAAGTTTCCTTCTAATTTTTTATTGTTGTCTTCTGCAAGATAGTTCACACGTATGCTGGTGCTGTCTTCCACAGGATCAGGTGACATCACACTGGCTGGTTGCGAGTTATCTATTATGCTGGTGTAATCAATTTTTATTTGATTAAACTTGTCATTAACAGAACTGGTTGCAACAGTGATTCCGTCAATCACATGGTCATCTGTTATGGTTGCTGTTATCGGTAGTGCAGTCACAGGCGGTATTGCCTCACTTGCGTCTGGTATACCAGCATTCTCTAATTGTAAATGGAACTTGCCATCTATCACAGGCATGGTTGCACCTATCGATGCTAGTATGGTGTTAATGTTTTCTAGGTGTGTCCTGTTGGTGTCGATTCGGTATATCCTGTCATATGAGTTATTCATTGTTTGTATGCTGGATCCATTGGCGCTAGAACCAGTGGTTGCACCTTCACCATACATGTATTCATTTCTATCAAACACATTTAACGATCCACCACCGCCCATAAAGAACTGTGTGTTGTCAAAATCATAGTAACTTGGTATTGTGTCACAGGCAATTGATGCTAATTGGAAACTTTTCTTGTCTATGTCATGCACACTGACGCCGACACCATAATTTGGGTTTAACAAATAATCCAACAGCATTTCCACAGGATTACTGTCACAAGTGTATGCTTGATATGGTAAGCCTTCTGTCAGATAAACGTTGTCTGCAAAAGCAGTCTCCCATTGGGCACTTATTTTGTCTTTATTTGCCAAACTATTAACATTTTGTTCAATTGTTACTTCCGCCCCTATCGGCACAGTGGTATAAAAATTTGATCCAACAGCACTGCTGTCTTCGTTGTGAAGTCCCAGTGTTAAAAAAGGAGCCGCGGCATCTGAAATATTAGCCTCATTTATAGCAGTTATCTTATAAGTTTGTGTGGTGCCTGCATCGTAATCTCTAATTCTCAAATTGTCGTCGTTGGGTGAAACTTTATAACCGTTTGCAATTAATTGGCACTGTTCTTGGGTACCATACCATCTGTATTCAGCAGTGGTGCTGTCACCTGTTTGTTCAGCCGGGGTAACTCCGTTAATTATTGCTTCGGTCATGTTACTGTCATATGCAAAAAAAGTAAGTGTGCTATCTGCCACAGTTGTTAATAGTGTATTTGTGGCTTTGCTTACAAATTGGTAATGTGAACCACCCACGTGTTTAAGCCATTGTCCTCTGTCCTCATCGCCATATCCAGGCGTGTCGGAACTTGAGTCTGAATTGTAAGTGTATGAACCCGGTAAGAAATATACGAAAGGATAAGTCCAACCTTTTTTGAACAAAATGTCATGTATGTTTACTGTCTGTGGGTTGTGTGACACAACTTCTTTTGTTGGTTGGAAGTATCTGTATCTTTCATATTGTATAGTGGTGTCACTTTCTACAGTTTCTGTGTGTTTGTCTACATTGTCAACACCGCCTAGTATTCCATCTGCATTTGGCACTCCCAATGGTTTGTGGTGACTAATTCTAAAAAAGTTAGTGGCTGGCTCTGAAAAAAGAGGATAAGATTTTTCAGTATAACCGGGGTCAACCGCATTACCCGACATAATGTTTGGTGTGTTCCTACCACTGGTTGTGGTTACCACAGCAGGTAATCCGCTGTATGGATTACCAAATGTACCATTTCCATCTGAACCACCCACAGTAACGTCAGCGGCTTGAATTAAAAATCTTAATGCCACATAGTGCATGCCACTCAGTTTGCTTTGTCCTGTTGGACTCCATTCGGGGTGTTCATTCAACAATGATGAAACAGGTTGATCCGCACTACCATCAAAATATTGTATTTTTAATCTGTTGGCAAATGTGCCTTTGGTTATTGAATGCTGTGCGGGTTGTACACCGCCTTTACCTGAGGCAAATATTCCACCATCTGCTTCTTGTAAATTTAATGCTGTGCTACCATCGTAGCCTTGTGAATAATTTGGATTGGCGGTGTTTGTAATTCCACCTAGGTGCACAGGTTTGCCATTAATGGTCATCCTTGATAAAAGACTGCCCATTCCCGGATCAACTGCTTCTGCGTGTGAACCGTGGAAGCCTTGTGATATAATTGCCGCCATGTAGAGATATTGTCTGCTGGTATCAGCACTGTTGTCCCCAAATGTTCCAATGAATACAGGGATAGTTCCTGATTCGATTTTGTGCCCATACAGAACTGGTACAGCACGATTGGCCGCACTAAAGTCCACTGAGGTTGCCGCTTTGATTTCATTTGTGCCTGCGTCGACATTTACTGAAACATCTGGCAAATCAAAACCACCTGTAAAAGGTGATATGATTGCTTTAAATGTATTTGTAGCAAAATCCAGTACTGGATCAACGATTGCTTTTACAATTCTAACAGGTGCTCTAAAAACTTTTTTTACAAAACTACGTAGTCCCATGCTATTCCTCCCACCTTATGTTTGCCGCATTGTTTGCCGAGAATTCAAAACCTGTGTCCAACGGATAAACTTTGCTTTGGCTCACTGTGTTTGTCATTCCATACAAACTTGTTTTTTCAAAGTTTGATAATATTCCGCCACAGAACACAGTTAATGAAGAACTTGTGTCTGTAACCTTTAAACTAAAATTATCCACAATGCCTCTGAATGCAATATAGTTAAAATCAACTGCTCCTGCACTTGTAATAAAAACTTTTGATATTGTAACTTCTGCACCTGTTGTGTCGCCATTTGCAAAAGCAGGTCCGATCAAATTAGCAGTGCTGTCTAATTGACTGCTGTCAAAAGTTATGTCCACTTTCTCTGGTTGTGCCTGTGATGTAGTTGTGATAGCAGAATGGCCCAAATAACCTTGTCCTGTTTTGTATGTGTCTACTGTGCTACCATCTATGCTGGTTAGTTGTAGGTCTGCTTCGTAGTTTGTGTACAACAGTGTGCCTGCTGTTAATTCTATTTTCACACAGTCAACAAAACGTAGTGATCTGCCGCTTAATATTGCTTTTGTTAATGATGTACTTCTTGGCATTATGCTTCTTCCCTCACACTGAATGATAATGTAAAAAATCCTTCTTCGTCTGTTTCTGTTACTTGTGGTTCACTGATTAGTGCAACCGTAAAATTTGGATCCCAATTAAGATCTGTACCAGTAGGTACATCTGCCTGCAATGGTGGCCATATGTAACCATTTTGTGAAAATAATGATCCACCAAAATTTGCACAGCCTACACTGAACCTACTTCCTCTCCAAATGTAAACTTTATCGTGATTAACAAATCTCAAATAATCGCCAGTGTTAATAAAAGTTACTCCGCCATCTTCACTAACATCTTGGCTGTTCTCTGTTGAATCGATTCTTGTAAACACACCTACAGATCCTTTTACCAATGCAGTTTGTGCCAAGTCGAATGTTCTATTAGAACTGGTGTCAAATATGTATTGGTGTGCTGTTCCTGGTGGTTTAATTGTAAAAGTTTCTGCTGTGCCGTTTTGGGCACAAAGGAAACTGTACATAGGAGCCATCTCTGCCCTTGTTAAAGGCACAGTTGTAAAGTCAAACTCCCATGCATGACCTAATCCTTCTATACCTTTTGTAAACCCAAATTCATTGTCGGCACTTTGATTTGTGGACAAAGAGTACAATTTGTTGTTGGCATCAATCTGTGTGAGTTGATTGCTGTCTGATCTCACAGCAATTGATTTAAATTTTGTTACGTCTGGAAATGTTCCACTCATTACACAACCTCTCTAAATGTTTGTTCGTATTCATATAAAAATTGATTACTGTTGGTTGTTCCAAGTGAAGTAGATTGGAAATTAGCCGCACTTGCACCTGCAGTTTGCCATTCCTCAAAGTCGCCATCTGGTACCACAGTAAAAGGCACATTGGAATATGTTATGGTGTTGCCTCCAACACCTGCAATTAGCCTTGGTGTAAAAGATATTGTGTCTTTGGTTGAACCGTCGAGATTAACATCTGCGGTAATCATATATACTTTTGAATGCCCACTAAATTTTATTAAATCACCTGCAAGTAAAGTTCCAGTTGCAGTACCGTTTACTCCAACTGTGTTTGATCCTATGTCTTTGTTGTATGCTGGTGCTGTGCTGTTTTCATTCAACACAGTAACAGTACCGCTGGCTGTGCCTCTCTTGTCTTTTAACACCGGCAGTTTGAATGCTGATAGACTTCTTGAAAAATTAGATCCTGCCAAATGCCAAAACAATCCTGTTTGTGCCGCACTGTTGTTTGCGGCTGGTATAAAGTTTTCATAAAAATCATTTTGTGACATTGGAATTGTTTTTATTGCAATGGTCCAATAGTTGTTGCCGTAGTCTGCCACAAACGTTTTGCCTGTGATGCTTTTGCTTTTTATGTTATTGGTGTTGTTGGTTAACTCCACCGATCTTATATAATCTGTTTGTGCCATTAAGCAAATCTCCTACCCTGCTGTCTAAATGCTTGTTGGATAGTACCAATTATAAGTCCTTTTCTTGACAATAACAATTCATCAAAACCTGCGGCATCCACTGCATTGATGTTGAAGTTAATATTTGTTTCACCCATTCTACTGCCCATTGTTTCATTGGATACTATCGTGCCTGCTGAGTTTGGTATGAACAACTCTGGTCCTCTTTCTCCAACCAAGAACGCACCACTGCCTCCTACTGCTCCACCACCTGCTCGAGCACCGCCAAATCCTATAGCACCACCATTGGCATATCCAACAGCACCGCCGTCGGCTCGACCGCCTAGCAACATTAAAATAAGTTTTAATCCTATGGTCTTTTTAAGTTCACTGTTCAGTTTGGCCTGTGCATTGGCTTGGTTTAACACACCATTAACCATGTCAACGTTGAATACTTTTGCCAACCCCAAAAGTATTGGTCTAACAATCAATAATCTAATAATTCCACCAATAAGTTCTGTCATTATTGCCTTCCCAATTTCTCCTAGGGCCTCTTTCAATGATTTGGTACCCATGATTACATCAGTCAACGCTGATTCTGTAGTCTTGGCAAATGCCGTCATCGAACCAATTATGGTGCCAATTACAATATTGTTCAAACTATATTCTTCCAACAATTTATTCAATGCCTTGCCGTAGTCTGATACACTTACCTCGGTCTTCTTAACGGCTTGATTCATTTCTTTCTGTTTCATTATCATGGTCTTGGACACGAACACACCTTCGGTTATTGCTTTGTTGTTTTCTTTGATGTCCTCGGTAACCGTTTGGTAACCTTCATGAAATAATCTTAAATTTTCTATACGTTTGTCGTCAAGTTCAATCTGTTCTTTCTCTTGAAATATTAGTTTACCTAGTGCCGAACCTACAGCAACTAAACCATCCACTACCATTTGTAAGAATCTAGATACTTTTCTTAATCCCTCAATTACTAGGTTTAATACCTTTCCGCCAAACTCTATAAACAGGTCTATAACTTTCTGTATGCCCGAATTAAGTTCATTGTTTAAAAAGAACTCTTGTACAGCATTGAACATATCTCTAATCACACCAACGGCTATAAAGAATCTTTTGATTACTTCGCCCATTGCTTTAACTAACAATCCTAGTGTGCTACCAATAAATGTGCCTAGTCCAGCCATTAGGTCTTCGTTGGCTATAACGAACTCTGTTACTTGATCTAATCCGTCTTTGAATGATGGACTAAATTCATTTCCCATCCGGTCTGCAACATTCTTAAGTGCGATGCCTAAGTTACTAAATTTTGTTGATGTGTTCTGTAGTAGGTTTGCTGTGGCATCACCATAACGTTCTTCAATAGTTTCTGATAGTGTTCGTAATATTAATTCTGTGTTGCCTGTTTCTTTACTAAATTTACCTAATTCATTTCTCGTTACACCTAATTTTTCTTTTAGGATATCATACACCGGAAGACCTCTGTCTTGTAATTTGTCAAACTCCATTAGTTCAACCTGACCCGATGCCAATGACCTTGTGTACACATCTGTTAGTGCGCCTAACGTACCAACCTGATCTGTAGTTACAGCCGCCGCATTAGAGAATGTTGTTAATAATTTTGCTGTTGGCTCTATACCAGATGTTGATAGTTTAATGTATGTTGTTGTAAGGTCTTCAACGCCAAACTGTGTCTTTGTAGCAAATTTACTAATTTTATCAAATGCCGCCGCACCACCTTGTACTGATCCTTCAACTGTGCTTAAGGTTGTCCTTAGGTCTTCGAATCTAGCATTGGTAGTTACTATGTCTTTGATAACCTTACCTGTAACAAGCACAGCAAGTAATGGTCCCAATGTCCTCAATGCCGCACCGGCGCCGAATGCAGATGTCTTTATGCCATTAAGGCCAGCGGCAACTCCACCCAAAGCCGCAGTGTTCTTCGCGACTACGTCTATTACTAATTTTTGTTTCGCATCGGCCATTATCTACGTCTCCTTGTTGGCATAGGCGGCCGTTGGCTACCCATGGTTGTTTTACTTTCTTTGTGTTCGAACAAAAAATACCCGGACCACAGTTCTAGTTCCAATGTTGACATCTGCAATATCTCTTCAATAGACTTTTTGAGTCTATCGGCGAGTAACATTACAAACCGGAGTTCAACATTGGATTTTATTCCTTTGCGATTGTTTCCTGATCTGCGGAAAGTTTCGCATTGTTAATTGCTGTACCAACTTTCACCACAACAAGTGGATCCGCTTCGTGCATCAATTTAATCCTGTCTGCGTCATGGAATAATCGTTTGCCATTTTTGTCTCTGGCTTTAACAATTATGCTCTCAACAACTGCTTCAATAGTTTTCCCTGCGGCCTGCAGTTCCATTACTTTGGCTTCGTCTTTAAGCGGATATGTGGTCCTGCAATATATGTCAGTGTCCCATTCCTCCACGTGTATTTTCTTCATATCACCACCAATACTTGATTGATAGTGTTTTCCGATTTTGTCCATTATACTCATCTTATATCTCCTCTATTTTCCTATTTTACTTAATGTTGGTCCAACGATACCACGTGGGGCCTGTCCACTCCTGCCATGTTCAAGTGCGTGTCCGTATGACTGTGGATTGCTAATGGTACGTTTTGTACCACTACCACTCATACGCCAACTTTTTTTGAACAGGCCTGAACGCACCGGTGATCTACGTTTGACCTCTTTAAGTACCTCGTTACTGGTCTTCTGAATTTGGCTTTCAACGCCTTTTGTCAGAGCCTTTGTAAGCAATAATGACTTAAAGATTACCTTCATGTTATTAAAGGTCTGCTTTGGTCAGTGCTCCGCTACCTTGGAAACTGACTTCTGCTGTTACTGCCCCCGCATTATCCGCCGAAATTTCGTGGCTGGTAATGATTACTTCTCCAGATAATTTAACACCTGTTGTTCTGCCTGATGGAAACAGTTCTACTGATGCCGCCGCGGCTCCTGGTGCTGAAAACAATGCAGATTGTGCCGCATCATCGTCTCTGAAGTACAAACTCATCGAACCAGTAAAGTTTGTTAATCCTGGTAGATAAGTTCTTGAAGTTGATCCCATCGCTGAAGTCTCAATCGCATCACCTGTTTGTGATACAGAAAAAGATATAATGGAAGCAACTGGTGTTACAGAACCGCCCACGTCAAAATGTGCGACTCCTTGTGTTCCTGAATAGACTGCTGTGTTTGTAGCCATTTTCTATTCCTCCTCTTTGTTGTTGTTAATGACTTCAGCGTCTGCCTTCAATATTCGCATACGCCTTTGTCTTGGTTTTGGTTTAGTTTGGATTTCTTCCTGTGGCTTCTCAGTCACAGCAGGTTTTTTAAATTTCCAGCCTGATCTCAAATGGTCTTGAACCTGTGGGTTCTCGACTATTTTTGAATTCCCTTCTTTATCATACATTTGTATTGACATTATGCATTACCTCTCTTGTAAACATAAGTCACTGAAAGTGTTGCATTGAACTGCCCTAGTGGTTGTTGTCTTTCAACGACTTCTATGTTGTTAATTGATGATTGTACGTAGTGTGTGGCAGTATTGTCAACAGTTATATTTCTATCTCTGCTTAACTCCAATGTTTCTTCTATTTTTTCAATTAGATTGTTTCTTGCTGTGTCCAGTTCACTGCCTCTGACAAAACATCGTAGTTCTATTTCAAGTGTGCCTTGTCTTTCTGACATACTGATGTCTTCTCTTTCCTCATTGCCACTGACAACAAGTATTGCTGGAAACTGTGTGATTGCTAGTTTTTCAAAATCAAAGAATTCTCTGCTAACCAAGACTGCTCCTGGTTTAGACATATTCTTTAATTGTTCAACGATATCTATCGCTATGTTTTCTCTTGCACTCATTCAATTATCTTACAAGACGATTGAAGTGTGTGGGTTTATCTTCTCCTACTGAGATATCTCCGGAACTATCAAAATCGTACTTGACTCCTACTCTTAGAATTTTGTCAAATTCATTTTTGTATTCTTGTCTGTAATATGCCATTTTTTCTCTGAATACATCACCTTCTGGAGAGAACGTGCTTAGACGTGGGTAGATGTAATGTCCCAATACATGGTACACTGCACATCTTGTCCATTGGCTGTCCACAAGCAAACTGTCTTCGAATGTTGTTGTAGTACCTGCAGATAGATCATAACGACCATAGTTTGCTCTAGGCCACCATTCTATTTCAATGTCTCTTTTTACGTCTGCTGTTGATAGTGTGTGGAGATCCGAATAATCCTGGATTCCATAGTTTTTGATGTCAGGCTCGTATTGTTCAAGATCTGCATCTGTTGTAAAGTTAGCCACTTAAGAGTCCTCCTGTTAAAGTGTGTGCAAGTCCTTCTTGCTAAAACTTATTTATTGCGTGTGCCTATGTGTTAAGCACTAATAAAAAAGGGCGACACTGGGCCGCCCTTTTTGTAATATGAGCGAAGGTATAAACCTCCAATCAATTATTATGATATAGTTGCGTCTACTGGTATTTGTACACCGTAAGTGTCATGTAATTCAGACACACCGTATACAGCCGTTGCAACAACTTCTGTAGCTCTTAAAGATTCATCTCTTTGAGTAGCAATTTTCATGTCAGAGCCCATAGCCATTGCAAGTGCATCTCTGCTGAACACAGAGTTTACGGCACTTGTAGCCGAGTCAGCCACAACATTTGAAGTTTCGAAAATATCGATACCTGCTATTCTTCCAACATAACCTTCAGTCATTGCCGCGTTGACAACTCCTGTGTTACCTTGCGGTACGAATGTTGAAGTCATAGTTTTCTTCATGTTGAAGATTGACGCTGGGTTGAAAACACCAAAGTATGGTCCTGGTACTCCAGCATTCTTTAATTTTGCCGCCGCCGCAAATAAGTGAGCCGCAGTCATTTCTGTCTGCGTGTCAGTTGCGTTGCCTAATGCAAAAGTTGAGAAGCCTGAGAATAAACCAGTTAAGTCTTGGTCAATTTTCTTAGCGATTGCTTCACCAAAAAGTCTACCAATGTCACTGATAACGTTCTGTTTTGAGTAGTTTAACGCCAAGTCAGTTACAGTAGTCATTACACCTACTTCGCCAAGTGTAATATCTTTTTTGGATGTTGTTACAGCAGTGTTTGCCAAGTCAACAGTTTCTGCAACTGCCGCCGCCGCTGGTGTTGAGTAGATCGGCACTTGTAATACCGTTCCACCGTTGTTTTGTGGGATCGTAAAAGTCTTAACAAGATTTCTCATTACAGATCTTTCAGCCGCCACGAATTGTGCTTCCGCTACGATTGATGATATTAAATCATCAACACCACCGGATGCTAGTTTTACTTCATTAGCCATTTTGTTATCTCCTATAGTCTAACGTGTTAATGTTAACCTATGCCTTGTGTTTTTCTGTACTCAGCATAGATTGCTCTTTGTGCTGGATCTTTCATATCCAACTTGGTGATATCAACTGGTTTCACGCCGTCTGTTTGTGTATTTGATTTTGCTCCGCTACCTGATGGGCCTGCACTTATAAAGTGCAAATTATTATCTAAGAACTCTTTTACCAACATATCAACCGATAAAGGTTCTCCAGATTCAGCATAGCGTGGAGTTCCATTCTTATCCACAACTTCAACATCTCCAGTGTCATTCAATTTAACTTGGTCTTTAACTAGCCTTACGACTTGCTCCGGATTAATAGCGCCGTATTTGCTACTAGCCTGAAGCAGTGAATCATCAACCTTGATTGAATTCAACTGTGCGTGTAATTGAGCAATCCTTTGGTCTTTCTTTTCAGCAGTTTCCTTAAGTATTTTCTCAAATTCACCTCGTTTCTTCTGTTCCTCAAGTACTACTTCTTCTTCCTTTTCTAACATAGAACGATACTTTTCAACGTCTACTCCTTGGAATTTTTTAAGCACATTGGATTCTGTCTTTTTACGTACAGCCGCCATTGCGTCATTAAACTCGTCTTGAGTAAATGTTTTAGGTGTTGATACCTCTTCTTGAGATTGGTTGTTAGTTGGACTAACTTTAGAGTCATCTGCTTTGTTCTCAATGTTCTCGGCAGTTTTGACTTCTGGATTTGCATACTGTTCCATTATCAGTTCCTCCTTTGGAGTTGTGTGTTTATTTACCTGTGTATTTACGTGTTTAATGTACGTATGAATATATTTTAGGTTTTAGGCTGACGTTTTGGATCAATAGTGTACAATGTTAAAAGTTCAAGTTTTCTTAAGTGTGCAAGGTCCTTTATTTTTTTCAATGCCTTCCTTGCCTTGAATGCACTCTGTTTGGATTGCCATTCTATTGTGCGTCTGTTAAGTTCTTTGTACTCTCTGTAAGCATTGTCCAATGCTATGCTTACTGACGTTTCAATTGCTTGTCCGTCTAGTTTTCCTTTGTATGG